CCGGGCGACACTAAATTCTGGTAAGGAGAGGAACGTATGGCTACGCGTATCATGGGTGACTCGAGCACCTTCGGGGATGTCCCCAAGAACCTCGACATCATCGCGGTGTATGACGACGGCAATTTCGGCGTGCCGCCATCGGGCGCTTTCGAAGCGCGCTATCCGCATGACCAGTTCGGTCACTGCTGGATCGACGTCAACGGCTCGCATCCTGAAGCGGATGTCCGTGACTGGGAGAACGGCGACAAGGGCGGATCGCTCGAGGCCTGGGTCATCGATCACAACAAACTCCACGGCATGAAGAACGCTGTCATCTACTGCAACCGCGCCACCATCCCCGAAGTTCGCCAGCTGACTGGATCGCAGATCCTGGGCAAGGACTACTTCCTATTCATCGCCACCCTCGACGGCACGGTGTACAGGAACTTCGGCGTCATCGCCTGCCAGAACAAGGGCGAGATGCAGACTGGCGGTCACTACGACAGCAGTGAGGTCTTCGACGACCGGTTCTGGCAGAAGACTGCTCCGACCACTCCTCCTGACCCCCCGCACACGCGCAAGCCGAACTGCCGCCCGTTCCAGAATGCGATCCATGCACCGATCGATGGTCTGTGGGGACCGATCACCGACAAATTTGCCGGTGCCCTGATTCACGCCGGCTCGCACGAGTTCCCATACGGTGTGCAGTTCGCACAGCGGGTCGTCGGATCTCTTCGCGACGGTCAGTGGGGGCCAGCGTCTGAGGCGATGCTCAGGTTCACGGTGAGCAGTGCCCAGAACGCACTCCGAGGCATGGGCTTCAAGCCTGGCGCCTCTGATGGCATCTGGGGACCGAAGACCGAAGCCGCGTATTCTCAGGCCCGTAAGGCCTGCCACATCTAGCGGAACCGGGAGACTTCCGAATGGGAACTGCCCGTCGGCGAAAGCCGAATTGCACGGCACTTCAGATTGCCGTTCGGGTTACTGCGGACAACGATTGGGGACCGGAGACCGACAAGGCCTGTTCGATCGTCAATCATGCCAGTGACGGGCAGTTCCCATTCGGGATCAAGAAGACACAAGAGGTTGTCGGCGCATATTCTGATGGCTGGTGGGGACCGCTGTCAAAAGAGGCAACTCGTGCGACCGTAACCAAGGTTCAGGAAGCCCTGACCGCTATGGGCTTCGATACCCAGGGCATAGATGGCTTCTGGGGCCCGAACACGCAAGAAGCGTTCTACCAAGCTCGCGATTCACATCATCCATACACTCCGCCGGAGAACCCTGATGACTGACGCAAATCCCGCCAGTATTCTGGATTCAGTCAAGAAGGTTCTTGGCTTCGATCCGGACTACACGTTCTTCGATCTCGACATCACCATGCACATCAACTCCGTGTTCGGGTCTCTCTGGCAACTCGGAGTCGGCGGCGACACCGGATTCTTCATCTCGGACCGGACGACGCTGTGGTCGCAGTACGTTTCCCAGCTTTCGTACCTGGGCATGATCCAGCAGTACGTCTATCTGTCGGTCCGCATGATCTTCGATCCGCCGGACGGACGATTCGCCATCGCGGCGTTCAAGGAACAGATCGAGCAACTGGCCTGGCGTATCAACGTTGTCGCTGAGCAGATCAACCCACCAAGCGACCCATTCGGAGTTTCGACGGAGGCGACCGACGGCGTGGTAACCACATATTTCAAGGTGAAGACCGTCAACGTCGACTACGCGTCAACCGTCACGCCCGACGCCGGCGCTGGCAACACGTTCAACCTCGTGCTGACTGGCAACTGCACCATCAACGCTCCGGTCAATGGCGTGGATGGTGAGCATATCACGCTGGAGCTCGTTTCGAACGGCCACACTGTCACGTGGGGCAGCGGGTGGAACTTCGGCTCTGCTGGAGTTCCCACTTTGTCTACCGGAGCACAGGTGGACGTGATCAGCGCTCTCTACCGGCAGCTTAACGCCGAGTGGCTTGCCGGCTTCACCCCAGGTTTCTGACCGCAACCTTCTAATCCGTACAGAAAGCAGGAAACAGTTCCATGGCCAACAACCCGTTCTTCTCGGACGAGGCGACCAAGGCTGCGGTCGACGCCGTTGCCGCACTCTGCAACTCCGGCACGCTGAAGATCTACACCGGTTCGCAGCCGACCGACGCCAACACCGCGGTGGGTGCGCAGACCCTGCTGGGCACGCTGACTCTGAGCGCCACCGCGTTCGGCGCCTCCTCGGCTTCTGGCTCGGCCGGCTCCAAGGTGGTCACGGCGACCGCCAACACCATCACCGACGACACCTCGGCGGATGCCACCGGCACGGCCGCCTGGTTCCGGGTGCTGAAGTCCAACGGCACGTCGATCGTCTTCGACGGCTCGGTCGGCACGTCCGGCTGTGACCTGAACCTGGCGTCGACCTCCATCGTGGCCGGCGAGGACATCTCCGTCACGAGCTTCACCATCACCCAGACCGAGTAGGAGGCCGGCCCGAGCCGTTAGGAGGAGGCAGACGTATGTCCACCCAGTTGTTTCTACTCTCGGCTGCTTCTGATCTTGGCGGCTCGGGTCAGCTCTCTCTTGGTACATCCCGAGGCGGTTCAAGCGCGAACCTTGTTACTAACACTGCGGCTAGCGGTACGAGTATTCCGGTTACGCAAACCGCAGGCGGCACGGCAGTCACGTTCTTCTCGGGTCAACTGCAAGCCGTTACCATTTCTGGTGCTTTGTCTATTAACATCAGAGGTCAGGAAAGTTCGCTTTCAGCTAACACTGCAGCAGGCATAAAGATTGAACGCTGCGATAGCACTGGTTCGGTACTAAGCACGATCCTTGCTGAGCAAACTGTTCCTGTATCAGCAACTGAGTACACCACCGGTGGTGGAGCTAAGGTTTCAGCGCCAACACCGACGTCGACTTCACTTAGCGACGGCGATCGTATAAAGATCACCCTGCTAGTGAAGAACTTTGGCGTGATGGCTGCTGGATTCACGGTCACTAACTCGATTAACGGACCGAGCAGTGGAGCTTCAGGTGACACTTGGGTCACCTTTGCCGAAACTCTAACGGCGTACACGGCTTCTGATACAGGCACCGGTTCAGTTGCCCGTCACAAGATGGGTCTGTCGGCGACCGGCCATGCTCCACTGATCGGCACCGGTTCAGTTGCCCGTCACAAGATGGGCCTCTCGGCCGCAGGCTCACTCATAATCGAAGTGACCAACAATTTCGAAGGTGGCACAGACGGCACGGCGATAACGACCGCTAACTCTGGCGGATCTTCAGGAACAGCCTGGGATTCGCTTGGCGGGTCGACAACGCTGCCGACATATTCTGCCGCAGCAGCACTCACTGGCGGAATGGGCGCAGCAACGCCGCTGTCCAGCAACTCGACCACGACGATCGAGTGGAAAGCAGCCTTTGCTGCAGGATTCAACTCAAGTTCGAATCCCTGGTATGGGCGGCATTACTTCGAAGTAGCCGCATATCCGCCAGTGCAGACGTTCCTGATGAAGGCCCAGGACGATGTCGTTCCGCAGGACGTCTGGGCAGTCTTCATGGACACGACCGGACACATGGGTCTCCGGAACCGGATCTCGGGAACGAACCTGTCAACGGCCACAACTGCCGTTTCGCTGAACTCCCGGAACCGGTACGAGTTCAAGTGCATCTATGACGGCACAACCTTCGCGCTCACGCTTCGGTGCTTCTACGGATCGAATGCGGATGGCACGACGCCTGACGAGACCATTACTGGTTCGGTCACGTCTGGTGATGCCGTCAACGTAGTTGCGTGGGGTGCGCAGGCAGCAACATCACAGACCTGGACTGGCCCGAAGAGCGACAACATCATGCTGACCACTCGTGGTTGGCCTGGTCCGGCTGCTGTTGGAACTGACACCGGTACGGGTTCAGTCGCCCGCCACAAGATGGGCTTGTCTGGAACAGCCAAGGAAATCGACACTGGTACTGGCTCAGTCAGTCGCCACAAGATGGGCTTGGCCGGCTCGGGAGTTGCAAAGCTTCTTGGCACCGGTTCGATCGCCCGTCACAAGATGGGTCTGTCTGGTATTCTCAGAGAGACTGAGTTCGGCACTGGCTCGGTCAACCGCCACAAGATGGGCCTGTCTGGTACCGCAGTCGAAACTGACAAGGGCACCGGCTCGGTCAGTCGTCACAAGATGGGTCTGTCCGGCTCAGGAGTTGCTAAACTTACTGGCACAGGCTCAATCGCCCGGCACAAGATGGGTCTGTCTTCTTCTGGCACAGAAGCACTTCGTGGTACAGGTACCGTCGCCCGTCACAAGATGGGCCTGTCTGGTTCTGGAACTGCTGTTGGTACCGGCAATGGTGCTGTCAGCATGCACAAACCTCATATTTCAGGTTCGGGAACTGAAACCGACACTGGCACCGGTTCTGTGCGAATGCATAAGATGGTGTTGTCGGGTACTGCCAAAGAAACTGATACCGGCTCCGGTTCTGTGCATATGCATAAGATGGCACTAACCGGCGAAAGCTTTGGCAAAGTAATTGGTACAGGTTCAGTTACCCGTCACAAGATGGGTGCGTCTGGTTCTGGAGTTGCAAAACTTCTCGGAACTGGATCAGCGCACATGCACAAAATGGGCCTGTCTGGTACGGCTGTAGAAACCAATGCCGGTACGGGTTCTGTGCAAATACGAAAACTTTACATTTCAGGTTCGGGAACTGAACCTGATAAGGCTACTGTCTCCGTGCAAATGCACAAGATGGGCCTGTCTGGTACTGGTGTAGGGATTGATGAGGGCTTCGGCCTGATCACGATTCCCAAACCAGGTCTTTCTGGTTCTGGACTCGCAAAGATCCAGGGCACCGGCTCGATACGTCTCCGAAAGATGAACTTGCCTAGAACTGATCTTGGTTCAGGCGGCGTCGCAATGCACAAGCCTCATATTCACGGGGCAGACGTCCATCCGCAAGCTTCTGCTTTGTTCATATTCACGTCAGTCTGAAAGGAGGAACGTATGGCTGACCCAAACGCTGCGCAAAAGCGGATGTTCGCCAAGATGGGCTTGTCTATGCCCGATGGTTCGTACTACATTCGTAACGGCCCTGTCGGTGCACAAGATCTTAGCAACGCCATTAAGGCTGTTGGTCGTGGCGAAGGACCTGACAAGAGCGGTGCTGAAATTCGTCAGCACATCATGAAGCGCGCAGCTGCTCTTAAGCTGTCTAAGGAGATTCCAGATACCTGGAGCTCTGATGGCACGCTGAAGCAAAGCGCGGTCGACGCCGGCCAGGCCTTCATCGAGCACTTCGGCGTCAAGGGCATGCACTGGGGTGTCCGGAATTCGTCGTCATCTGGCGGCGCTGAGAAGCGTTCAGCTTTGATCGAGAAGGCCAAAGCACACGAAGCTATATCGGCGGCGCACTATGCTGGCGCCGCGCATGCGCAAAAGGAAGCTGAGGATCTCGCTACTCGTGGCGTGCATTCGGACGTTTTCAAACGGGTGTATGGCAAAGATGCGGCAACGGTTGGTCCGAACCAGTTCTATTTCCGGACTGGCGGCTCAAAGGGCATGGCGGTTGCCCAAACCGAAGAAAATCTCAGGCTTCTGCACAATCAGTATGCGCATTCGGCTAATCGCCATGCGAAGAAGGCTGCGAAACTGCGAGACAAGGCCGCCAAGATCCAAATCCAGCCGGCTTTGGGGCACTTCGGTGTCAAGGGCATGCACTGGGGTGTCCGGAACAGTGATTCGCCCGGATCTGCGGATCACCAGCGTGCACAAGAAGTGCACGGCCTCATCAAGACCGGCGGTGTTAAAGCCGCATCGAACCAGGATCTCCAGGATCTAGTCACCCGATTGAACCTGGAGCAGCAGCATGCGCGCTTGACGGCTACGCCTAGCCGGATTGACGCCGGCCACACCTTCATCAAGAAGACACTCGGCATCACGAAGACCGGGATCGATGTCGTCAACACCGTTTCACCGGCAGTCGGCGCTGGCAAGAAGGTTGCCGGTGGTGTCAGCACCGGGATTCAAGTGGCGAAGATCATCAACAAGACTCGCCAGGGTCAGAACCACATGAGTTAGTCCCGAACAACACATCAACGAAAGGCAGTAATGGACGCCCAAGAGTACGACACCCTGATGGCCGATATCGACTCCAACCGTCCCGTGGGCGCCTGGAGCGATGCGCCGTCTCTCGCTTCCAGCACCGTGGACATGACCAACACCTCTGGGTGGCCGGTGGACGTCTTCATCGCTGGTGCCGGGACCATCACCGTGGTCAAGGTCGATGGCGCCACCACGGGTCTCGTTTCCACCACCGCGCCGGCCGGTCACGTGACCCTGCGCCGCGGCGGCGTGCTCAACATCACCTACTCGGTGGCGCCGACCCTGCACTGGATCTACGCCGCCATCTAGCAACGCCTGAGGGGAGGATCGGCGATGTTGTCAAACACGGCGACGCCTAAGTACTATGGCGCCTTTCGTGACGCGGTACTCCGAGGGGATATTCCGGTAAACCGGGAAGTCTCACTGGAGATGAACCGTATCGATGACCTCATCGCCGATCCGAACTTCTACTACGATGACGCGGCGATAGACGGGTTCATCCTTTATTGCGAGAACGAGCTCACACTAACCGACGGAAGCGACTTCCACTTGCTGGATAGCTTCAAACTATGGGCCGAAGCTCTGCTCGCATGGTTTTACTTCGTCGAACGAAGCGTCTACACACCAAACGAAGATGGGCACGGCGGCCGCTATATTCGGAAGCGGATCTGCAAGCGGCTGGTTAACAAGCAGTACTTGATCGTGGCTCGTGGCGCAGCCAAGTCCATGTATGCCGAATGCATCCAGGCATATTTCCTCAACGTCGACACTGCCACGACTCATCAGATCACAACCGCACCAACGATGAAGCAAGCCGAAGAGGTTATGTCTCCGTTCAGGACCGCGATCACGCGATCCCGTGGACCACTCTTCCAGTTTCTGACTGAGGGTTCCCTGCAGAACACGACTGGCTCAAGAGCTAATCGTGTTAAACTCGCCTCCACTAAGAAAGGCGTGGAGAACTTCCTTACCGGATCTCTGCTTGAGGTCCGTCCGATGGCCATAGCTAAATTGCAGGGTCTAAGGCCTAAGGTTTCGACAATTGACGAATGGCTTTCCGGCGATCTCCGGGAAGACGTCATCGGGTCGCTGGAGCAAGGTGCTTCTAAGCTTGATGACTATGTTATTGTCGCGACCAGTTCGGAAGGAACGGTCAGGAACGGCTCTGGCGATACGATCAAGCTGGAACTCGCCGACATTCTCAAGGGTGATTACATTAACCCGCACGTTTCTATCTGGCATTACAAGCTGGATGAGCTTGAAGAAGTCGGCGACCCGGAGATGTGGCCAAAGGCCAACCCTAACATCGGGAAGACCGTTACGTACGAAACCTATCAGCTGGATGTCGAGCGAGCAGAGAACGCACCAGCCTCGCGAAACGATATTCTGGCCAAAAGGTTCGGAATCCCGATGGAAGGCTTCACCTACTTCTTCACTTATGAAGAGACACTCGTTCATCGCAAGCGCGAATTCTGGAAGATGCCGTGCGCCATGGGCGCTGACCTTTCACAGGGTGATGACTTCACTGCGTTCACGTTCTTGTTCCCGATCAACAACGGATCGTTTGGCGTCAAAACCCGAAGCTATATTTCCAGTCTGACGATGTCAAAACTTCCTGGTGCCATGCATCACAAGTACGACGAATTCATCCAAGAGGGTAGTCTTCACGTCCTTGAGGGTGCAGTACTGGACATGATGGAAGTCTACGACGATCTCGAACGCTTTATTCTGGACAACGAGTTCGATGTCCGTGCTTTCGGTTTCGACCCGTACAACGCTAAGGAATTCGTGACCCGGTGGGAATCGGAGAACGGTCCATTTGGCGTAGAGAAAGTGATCCAGGGTGCTCGGACTGAATCAGTTCCGCTAGGAGAGCTTAAGGCCTTGTCAGGTGAGCGGATGCTCATATTTGACCAGGAACTGATGAGCTTTGCCATGGGCAACGCAATCACCATGGAAGACACGAACGGCAACAGAAAGCTTCTCAAGAGACGTCAAGATCAGAAGATTGACAACGTTTCAGCCCTGATGGACGCCTATGTGGCGTACAAGCTAAACAAGGACTCATTCGAATGAGTAGAGAAGATGAGGCGTACGCGCTAGCGCACTTCGGGGTAAAGGGTATGAAGTGGGGCGAGCATCGTGCGCGAAGCCAAGCGGCTAGTGATGCCAATGAACACGTCAAAGCCAAGTTGTTCTATGGTGAAGGTGCTGGTACTCGGCGAAAGCTGATTAAAGCCAAAGTCGAAACCCGATCCAAGAACCCGGTCTACAAGAAAGCTTTCGATGAGGCCGTGGCGAAACAGAATCTCGAGAAGCGAGCAGCCCAGGCAACCCGGACTCGTCGCCGTAAGGACGTCACCAGTTTCACTGGGAAGACCGTTCGTGGCGTGCATCGCCAACTCACAGGCGGCTTCGGTTCAGTAACAGTGACCGCGGCGACTATCGCTACTGGCGCAGCATATTTGCACAGTACCGGTGTCGATCGGATTCTTCTTCAGAAGGCTTCCGCAATTGCGCGTAATCCTTCATACCGTGCGGCCGCTAAGTCGTGGATGAACGCTGCCGGAGCAAGATGACATATGCCAAAACTAGCCAGAAAGGGGGTGACCTATGGGTAGACTCAGGGATCGCCTGTTTCACGCCTGGAACGCATTCAAGTTTCAGGATAGTCATCAGAACACGATGCAGACGACTCAGGAGTTGGGGCCGTCATTCTCGACACATCGTCCCGATCGGACTCGCTTCCAGTTCGTTAACAAGAAGACGATCGTCACGGCGATTTACAACCGGATGAGCGTTGATGTTGCGTCGATTCCGATGCGCCATGCGCGACTTGATGACAACCTGCGATACAAAGAGGACATATTCAGTGGACTGAACGATTGCCTGACAGTCTCGGCCAACATTGACCAGACAGGCCGGCAGTTCATTCAGGATGCTGCGCAGACACTCTTTGACGAAGGTGTCATCGCGATCCTTCCAGTCGACACGACGCTCAACCCCCTGACTACTGGTGGATACGACATAAACTCCATGCGAGTTGGCCGGGTAATGCAGTGGTATCCGCAGCATGTTCGTGTCCGGGCGTACAACGAATTGATCGGAACCCAGCAAGATGTAGTCATGCCGAAGAGCATGGTCGCTATTGTTGAGAATCCGTTCTACTCGGTCATGAATGAACCGAGTTCTACTCTTCAGCGATTGCTCAGGAAGCTCAGTCTTCTTGACGCGGTCGATGAGCAGAGCGCTTCAGGGAACTTGGACATTATCATCCAGTTGCCCTATGTCATCAAGACTGAAGCGCGTCGAGCCGAAGCTGACA